AGATCAGTTGGCTGAGTATAAACGTTATTTGATACCGCAGAAGCATTTGTATTTTTTTCAAACACTTGAAACTCTTCACGAATATGATCCATACGTGAAGCAAATTCCACATTTGTCTTTGGCATACGTATATATTGGTTGTAGTCTTCGAAAAACTTTTCAAATGTTTCTAACTGTACTTGAGTAGCTAGTTTATTAAACTCAAAAGGCGTTAAATAACCTCTTTGTTCTTTGTTTAATATACTCAATACTGTTGTATATACTGTATTTACGTTTATTGCCATTTTAATATTTTTAAAAAAAAGGCGGCCGCATAGCCGCCTTAATTATTATCACTTGTTATTTAAGCTTTTTATCTATTGATTTATAAACCTCTAAACCTTCATCTGTTTTAAACCACGCAGCCATAGCTGAGTATGGGTTTTCATCAAACGGAACTGTCATTAGTTTACGACCGTTAGCAGCCCATTTAAAAGTTCTTTGATCACTATCTAAAGTTATAACTCTAGCTTCAACAGCTTTTATTGCAAAATTTCTTAATTCTACATTTTCATCTTCTGCTAAAGATAATAGTAACTCTGGGTTAGATTTAGCAAAAAGAAGTAAATCTCTTTTTAATTCTTTAGAGCTTAATTTTGAAACAACAGATCCTTTCTCAACTCTTAGTATAGCTTCAGCTTTATCAATATCCATTTCATATGCCATATTCATAGCTGCTATTTCTAATTCTAAATGATCAAACTGATCTTCAGCTTCCACAACTTGATCGTGCTCTTTAAACACTAAGTTATTGTGTGGATGTTTCATTAAAAACTCTTGTAAGTTTCTTTTTTCTTTTGGTACAGTTAAATGACCTTTTTCAAAAACTATATGCTTAAGAGTAACACTTCCCTTTTGTTCGTCTACAAAAATAGATTTATGATTAGAAGCATATCTTAATTCTCTTTCATATCCAACCTCTGGATCAAACCAAACTAATGGGTATCTTGAAGAGTGTTTACTAGGTAAAGTATATGTTAAAGGTTCTTTGTTACCTAAAAGATAATAGTTTCTATCTTTATATTCCCAAGTATCTTTTTTAACCTCTTGCTTAGGAGCAGGAGCTTTTTTTGTTTTTTCCATAATATAATATAATATAATAATTTAAAAAGACCCCGCCGAAGCGGGATCTTATGTTTTTTACGTCGTTATAGCAATTGATGTAATATCAACCATATCTACTGAAACAGCAGGACCAGAAGCACCATTAGCTAATTCAATAGCATTATTAATAGCATCTCTAATCGTACTGAAATCAGATTGAGTAGGGTATGTTACAGTAGCAACGTCTCCTGCTGCTTTAGCGCTAGCATACGTTATAGCTACAGTAGTAGACGTTGGTACACCAACATGTAAGATACCTTCAGCAGGTAGTAAGTCAGCAGAACCACCATTAGTAGTAGCTGCTTTTTTGAATTTTATATATCCCATTTCTTAAATTTTAAAATGTTAAACAATATTAAGCTCCTTTAAATAACACGAAGTTATTAGCAGCTTGAGTTACTAAACATCTTTCAGATAAGAAACTTACAGTCATAGCATCTAAAGTGTCAGTGTATGCACCACCAACAGATCCAGTGATCCAAGATTTCATTCTTCTGTCTTCAGTCTCAGAAGCTCTGTATCTTACATGTAAGAAAGGTCTTCTAATATTAGATCCTAACATTTGATCGTACACTGTTGTAGTACCAGCTGGAACTAAAACACCATCAATCTCTTTAGACAATCCTCTTGTAGAAGCATCGTTAAGATATTTCCAGTCAGTTTTGTAGAAGTCATAAGAACCTCTTCTAAAACCAGAGAAACCAAAGTTAAGAGCCATATCACCATCATTCTCAAATAAACCATAAGAAGCAGATTGTTGACTAGCATAAGCTCCGTTAACAGCAGCAATCATATCGTCAAAGTCAAGAGCAGTAGATCTTGATAAGAATAACATGTTTTCTTCGATAGCACCTTGCTTGTCTAAGTTCTTAAGGATTTCATCGAAATCACCTAACGCACCTGAACCTGAAGCAGCAGCACCAGCAAAACCAGAATATACATTACCTCTTTTTTCAATAGCTGCGAATAATCCTTCAGTACCTTTAACATCTTGTGAAGTACTAGCAGGACCAAAATCAAAGTTAACACCAGAATTAGTGATGTCAGCAGGATTCATTATCTCACCTTCAACCATAGCCATTTCTAGGTAATCTTCAAATCTTAATCTTGTTTCAGACTCAGACTTTAAATACCATAAGTAACCTGATTGACCTTCTTCTGTAGCAACTTCAACCCAACCGATCTGAGCAGCGTCAGAACCATTAATTTTAAAGTTATCTTTAATAATAATTGGAGAGTTAGAGTATTGAGTGAAAGATGGCTCAATAGAACCGTCCATACCTACACTACCTTTTCCAAAGTCAGAACCATAAACAAATAGATTAACACTAGCACCATCTATTCCTAAATCATCCATTGGAGTAGTTCCAACATTACCATAAACAGAAATGTTAAGTACATTGTTTGTAGATCCACCAGCATCACCTAAAGATTGTACTAAACCTTTACCAGATATTAAACCTGTAGCGTTATCAGTGAATAAAACAGTTTGACCAACTCTTACAGCACAGTTAGTTTGACCAGTATTAGCCATATTAACAGTTAAAGTAGCATTAGCGCTTCCAGCTCCAGTATCAGCAGCAGTAGCTGTTTTGTAAGCAACGTGTAATCTGTTTTGTTCAGACCAAATTACTTGATCAGATGTCATAGGCATTTCTGCGCCTACCATTCTCAAGAAACCTCCAATAGTTCGGTTTCCGTATCTTTCTACTTCCGCTTCGTAAAGCTCAGGTAGATATTGTTGTGCAAAGTTCCCACCAGTAGCGTCATCAAAAGAAAGATAATTTTCTCTTAATGTCATTCTCTTTTGAGAAGGAACTAAAGATGCAGGAAAACTCCCGCCAGTTACAAAACTCATTTTTATAAATTTTAGTTATTGTTATTTTTTACTTTTAATTTTCAACTTAGAAGTATCAACACCATTAACCGCTTTTACTCTTAATCCATTTATAAACACATCACCAGTTGCCTGTGGCCTAGGATCATTATTTATATTTTTAGATTTAGCCATCATATCTTTTATAGCATCAGCTTTGCCTTGCTCGTAGAAATGACTAGCTATAGTATCAGCATTGTCAGCAGCGTAAATAGCTTTGTGATAACCTACAGTATCAATAACTTCACCTTCTTTGTTTAAGAACTTCTTAACGAACGTGTTTAAGTCTGACTGTTTTTCAGCAACTGCAGAAGGATTAGAGATGTTATATTTAAATTTCTTTTCACCTAAATCAAATTCAAAACCTTTGAACTCATCATTTAGTATACTGTTTGTATTATCTCTAAACGTTTTTCTACGTTGCTCAGCTATTTGTTGTTCTTTGTTGTATCTATTGAAAAAGTCTAAAGCTTTTTGTTGTTCTTGAGTAACGCCTGGTCTCAACTTGATCTCATCGTAATATTTACTCTTTGAACTTTCCAAAAACTTTTTAGCCTTTGCAATTTCTTCTTTGTAAGCAAGTTTCTTTTTTCTTATATCTCGCTCTTCATCCACATCTTCATCATATGAGAAATTATCCTCCATTAAAAAGTTTATTTCCTCTGAATCTAAGTGTGGTTTAGTTTTTTTATAGTACTCTTGTAATAAAGACTTTGGTTCGTATTTAGAATAATCTCTATTTAAATTAACATAGTCTTCTACAGTACCACCAGTTTCTTCCATAAACGAAACTAGTTTTTCAATATTTTCAGGTAACTTTTTACCAGTTACTTTTTCATCTCTTATAGCTTCTTTTAACTCTTTAGTAGTTTCTTTTACTTCTTCGTTAATTACTTCAACTATAGGAGATTTAACTTCCTCTTCTTTTTTATCTTCTACCTTAGCTTCTTTGGTAGTTTCTTCTTTTTCGTGTGTTGATCCCACTTCTTGCAATCCCACGACTTGTTCTTGTTTTTCTTCATCAGAACGTAACACAGTTTCCTCTGGTTTTGACTCTTGAACGGCATCTTCTTGTTTTTTGGTTAAATCAAGTTTAGTTGTTTGCGGAGTTTTATTCCTTAAACTTGGTTTCTTTTTTATTTTTAAACCTTCTTTAGTATCATCAACTATAGGTTTTTCTTTTTCTTTTTGTGACATAATATAATATAATAGTTGTTTTTTTATTTATTGCGGCATAAAATCTTGTATACCTATCTCTCCTTGTTCAAAATCTTTAGGAGGTAAATCATTTTTTCTTTGGCTTATCATTTCACTTTGTTGTGTACCTGATATTCTAGTTCTTTTATCTTTTCTATCTTCTATAAACTCTTCTCTAGCTTTCTCTTGTTGAACCTTAACAGATGCTAATTGCATATCGTAACCATGTTGTAGTTCCATGATCTGCTTTTTAATTTGAGCTTCCATTTGCATTTTCTGAATATCAAATTGAGATTTAGCTTTTTCAACTTGTACAGTACTTTCAGTTAATGCTTGTTGTTTTTGCATTTCAGCTAAAGCAGATTTTTCAGCAGCTTGAGCATTAGCGTTAGCTTGAGCTTCTATATTTTTAAGTTTAGTTTCTTCGTCTTGTTCTTGCTTTTTCTTTCTTCTAAACTTAAGTAATTGATTAGCTAACTTTAAATTTTTGACTTCTCTAATGTCAATAGCATCTTCTAAGTATATTTGACCTGACTTTAAAGCTATTTGTATATTTTGTTCTAACTGAGCTTTTTCTTCTTCGTCTGGCTCTAAACTTATAAATATACCAAAGTCGTGTATATTTAATTTCATTAACTCTTCTAATGTTGCAGAGTTAAAAGCAGATATACTATTTTCTAAAGCTTGTTTTGTTAAAGGAAACTGTAATGAATCAGCAACTCTTAATGATATGTTTTCACAAGCTCTTAAAGTTAAATATAAACTAGACTGTAGAATATGTCTAGTGGCTGTATTTGAATTAGCGGCAGCTAGTTTTTGTAAACCTACCAATGAGTTTTTATCTGGGTTACTGCCGTCTCTAGCTTCATTTAAACCAGTTACATCACGTATCATTTGTAAGTAATACTGATACGTAGCTATTAAAGACTGTATTTTAGAACCGCCAGAACCTGTTTGTAATTCTTGTATTGGAACTTTACCTCTATTTAAATCACCATCTTGAGTTAGAGATCTACCTACAATACTACCAGTTTGAAAATACATGTTCAATGCTTCAGCTGGGTTGTAATTAGTACCATTACCTAAATCAACCTCTGCTAAACCATCCATATCTAAGTAAACACCATCAGGCACTATCCTAGCTAAAACTTGTTGTATTTTTAAATGAGTTAACTGGATCATATCTGCAAAACCAGTTATTCTACTAACTAAAGACTCAATACGACCTTTGTACATTCTAGGAGCAGATATTGCATAGTTAAAATTAACTTTACAAGTATCAGCAACAGGTCTAGTCATATTTTCACACATATTCCAGTCTAACATCATAGGATGACCTAATATCTTAGCTCCAGAGTAAAGAGTTTCAATAGTCCTAGATACTTTTTTAAATGAATCAGATTCAGGTGGATTAAATGTATCTGACTTTTCTAATGCTTTTTCTAAACCTTGATCTGTGTTTTTTATTTTAAATACTTGATCAGAATAACTTTTATATTCAAAATATAATACTTGTACTGTTTGATCATCTTGTCTACCACTCCAATTTCTTAAATACTCAGAGTTACCTGGATATTTTTGTATAGTCTCTAACTCTTCTTTAGTTAAGTTAGGGTATTGCTTTTTAATATCAGATAAATAAACAGATTTAACTTCACCAACATAATATAAATCTTCAAAGTTAGGATCCTCTGTATAAGAATATACTAAACAAGCGGGGTCTACATAATCAACAACTACACCTTCTGATTTATTCCAACTAGTTTTAACACAACCAATACCTAAAACAGTTAAGTCGTGATTTATTCTTTGTCTAACTAGTTCATATTTGTTTTTATCAAGAACTTGGTTTATAACTTCTTCTTCAGCTACTTCTACGGATTGTTTAAAATCCATTTGTAAATGAACTTCTAACTCTTCTTTGTCTCTAGGTGCACTATCTGGATCCATAGAAAAAGCATCAACGCCAAGAAGTTTTTTAGCGTCCTCTAAAAATTCTTTTGCGTTTATATCAACTAATAAATCCCTTGCATAATCTGTTCTTATTTTAGAACAAACAGGATCTTGAGCGTAAGCATTTATATCGTAACTTCTTTGTGATATACCGTTAACAACAATATCTACAAACTTAGATATAACAGGTACAGGTTTCCAGTCTAAGTTTAGGTAAGATAAATCTCCATTAATTGCTAATTCATCTTTATATTTTTGAACTGGTTGCTCACCTCTAGCGTACAATCTTAATAAATTATAATTATTAAAATTAACAGCATAACCAGGTGAATTAGTTCCATATCTGTAATTTCTAAACCACTCGCCTTCTATGGCTCTACCTACAGCAAGACCGTACTCATAAGTTGCTTTTTCCGCGTCAGGTACTACCTGATCTGGAAAAGAACTATCACTGTTATAAGAAATTTGCATGTATTTATTTTATTATTTTTGAAATTGTTCCTTTGTTATCATATCTTTTAATACCTAAACTTATAGGTTGATACTTTCTTTCTTGATTAGGTCTATATCTATTTTTATTACAAGCCATTATTGC